TCATGGGGCGCGGAGTTCCAGACGCTGAGTGTAAATTCCCTGGCGGCGGTCGTAGTCGGTCTGGATGGCCTGGACCCGGTACTTCTCCTGGTCAATCCCGCAGCGCTCGTCGGTAACCTCGACGACATCGAGGAGCTCCTGGCCGACGTTGGTAGGGACGGTGATGGTGGCGGGATTGGCCTCCTGGGCTCGGGTCCTGAGAATAGCGTCGGCCCTCTCCTGAGCCCTGGCGGCGGTCTGGAGGTTGGGGTCATAGTCCTGCTCCAGGATATCGATGGCGAGCTGCAACAAATCCCAGTCCTGGGCCTCCTCCAGGATACGATTATCGGAATCATCCCTTCCCAGGGCACGGGAACGGGACAGGGTTACCGCCTGGCGATACTGGCCTGCCAGGATGACGTGGTCGGTGCCGTAGGAATAACAGCTTTCCTCATCGGCCAGGGGGTTCTTGGTGAAGGCTTCCTGACCACGGAATGCGAGCTTATCGGGAACGAACGATAGCAGCCTGCGTATTGCGCTATCTCCCCGGGTGCCCGGGTTGACGGTGAAGTCGGGATAGAAGTTGTTGATGGCAGAGGACTGGGGCTTGGGCGGGGTGTTGGTAAGCTTGATGCCGGCACGAGCTAAGAGCTGGTAAATGATCTGCCAGACGTTCTTGGGATTGACTTCGTCCTTATTCCACCTCATCTGGTAGCGGGCGGACCAGCGGTCCATGAGGCCCCATCCGTCCAGGCAGGTGAGGATGAAGCGGGACATGTTGGGCTTCGAGGAGTACTCCCAGGAATCAATCCAGTAAGTGCCGGCCTCGGAGGTCTCGTTTCCCGCCGTCGTCTTATAGCCGAGCTCGAGGACGATTTCGCTGCGGAAGCGAAGCGAGGCGAGGTTTCCCTCCCCCGGGTTGGCATACTGCCCTTTGGAGTTGTTGAGCTCAATCCTGAGAGCTGTCAGTTGAGAGCTATCAGCTGTCAGGGAGACGATGTCCCTGGTCAGGTCGAGGGGCGAGTCGGCGGAGCGGGGGGCTCTCCAGACTCCGTCGGGCCTTTCCATCCACCAGTAGCCGGCGGTGCTCTGGAGCCTCAAGCCGTAACTTGAGTTGATGTCCAAAAAGGGCTTGGGCTCGGTGAAGGTGGTATCGGACCAGTATGTGCCCTTGACCGTGTGGCAGGCCAGGGGGCGGGCATAGGCGGTGGTGCCGGTGAACTTCTCGACAGCGACAATGCGGTTGGGCTCGTAGAGCTCAGCGTTGGCCGGCAGATGGCAATCAGGGTATTCGTAGGTGATATCCTCTCCATCCGGGGACATAAGGAAGCTCTCCAGAGCCAGGAAGTTATACGAATTTGAAAACCAGGTCCTGAAAAGGTCGTAGTGATTATAGGGAGAGTCGGACTCCTTACCGGCAAAGACGATCTCTATAGCCGGCCAGAAGGGATTGAAGGTAGCTCCGATGCCGTAGGTATCAAGCAAGGGATGGGTGCCGTCGGACCAAGTGTGCGGCGTGGCGGTCTGGGTGCTGGTGTCCAGGGTAATGCCGTTGAGCTGGTTGGACTTAAGGGCGAAGCAGACGACGATATTCCCCGTCCCCCACCAGCACGCAGCCAGGAAGAGGACATCAGCATAATCCACGAGCTGAGCATCATCCCAGGTCTGGCCGTAGTCGTGGGAGTAGTATTTCCAGAGGATGTTGCCGGTGGTCTTGTAGAAGATATAAACCTTGGCGCCATAGGCGGCGATGGCACAGGGACCGTCGCAGTCGGTGGCGATCTGCGTCCACTGGGAGTAGTCGGAGTTCTCGTCGGGGCTGGTGACCTTCTGGCGGTACAGGATGTTGTCGGCTGCCGCCCTGATGCGGTGCATGGAGCCCTGGCCGTCGAAGGCGATGCCGTGATGGTTGTCGGGCTCGCTTCCCTGGTAAAGTCTATACCAGTAAAGTCTTTTAATGCCCGCCTCGTAGTCATAGACCTTGGCTTCGACATAGGGAAGGCGGTCGGCTTTCTTCTGAGCGGCTAGTAGAGTTGAACTAAGGGTTCTCATATTAAAAATCAAAGATAAAAAATCAAAATGACAAATTAAAATGCAAAAATTCCCTAGTGAAGGAAAGGATTCCTTCACGCCTCAAAAATTCCATCTTCATAAATCGCTTAAGTAGTAGGCAGTAGTCATTAGTCAGTAGTTAGAAGAAGACCTCCTTAATGATTTTGGCGATAACAAGCCAGGCGATGACGCCCATGGCCCGGCCGAACACATAGTAATGATGATCTCCCTTCAAGTCGTTTAGCAGCTCCTCTGAGGGCCGATACCTGGCTGGCCAGGGGCACAGGACCTCACAGAAGCCCTCGACGAAGGCGTGCCATTCTACATAAGTGTTCATAAACTCTTTTATATCGAGGGCGATTTGCTTTGGCGTTTTCATTTGTTCTCCTAGCCACAAAGCAACATCAGGCTCCAATCTTCAGGGACAGGGAATACCTGGTCTGTCTGGGGCTCGATTATCTTGACTTCTCCATCTTTATAGTAGCTGAGGACGGCATGCCCGCCTTCGAGCATTGCCACCCAGGTAATAAAAATGGGCATCGATGCGCACTTTTTATCACAATGAAAGATGCCCATGAGCCGGAAGGCAAAGTCGTCGCAATCATACCACTCGGTCTCATAGTCCTCTTTATCCCCAAGGTCGGCGTCGAGGATCAGCCCTATTAGCTTCTCGTCGGCCTCCCTATAATACTGGTCAGCAAAGTTAAATACAGACCTGATGTCGCAGAATAGCCTTAACAAGTTCTGGAGCCAGCCTTCGCCGGCGAGATGGAAAGCTTCCTGATAGGCGGCTTTTATCTCAGAAGAGGAGATATTTCCCTTGACTGTTTTTCTGGTCAGCATTAATCCTCCTTCTTTTCTCGTGAAGGAAGGGATTCCTTCACGCCTCGGTTCTTGATGTGCTGTACCGTCCGCTCGGTGAACCACCAGCCGATTATCGGGATGGCCAACGCCAGGAACCACTCCGGGATGTCTATGCCCTGGACGACAGCCTGAGCGATGACGGCAGCAAAGATAATAGTGACGGCGGGCCGGGCGACGGATCGAAACATCTGGCAGAAGGCGGCTAAAGTCTCTGCCTTCGTAGGTTTTTGTTCATCTCCCATTCAAAACCTCCTTATAAGCCCTGAGAGGCCCAAGAAAGCCCCTGAATCGCTTTCTGCGACTCTTTATACTCATGACCTCCTTTCACCTCCCCTTTCCCCAGTAGTCAGGAATCAGTAGCCAGTAGATTCTGGATTCTGACTACTGTCTTCTGTTCAAATCAGGGCGCCCAGGGTGTCGGGGACGGGCTTGCCAGCCTTTTCATAGTGCCTGGCTAAATGCCGGGCGGCCTGAATGATGTCCTCCTCGGGGGCCTGGACCCTCTCGCCGCGGTAACCGCCGGGACTGAGGGCTGCCACGGCTGCCGGCATGCGGTCCCAGTCCACGGTCTTCTCGATATCGAGCCGGCCCTGGAGAGCCCGGAAGATGGCTTTGGTGTGATGGGGGAGCTTCCAGGTCTCAGGATCCTCCGGGTCGCCGACTATGGCGAAGGCATCTTTGGGGAGCCCCTCCTTAGTCTTCTCCTTTTCGATTGCTTCTTTTACTTTGGTCATGGTTTTCCTCCTTTTAAGAATCCAAGTTACGGCAAAAGGTTATGCGGACTTTTTTGTTGGCCGAAGCGCTATTCTTCAGCTCCAGAACAATTCTGTAGCCGAAGTTTTGGGGAAGATTAGTATCGATGGTAGCCTTAAGCTCACGGTTTACATAGAACTCGACTGAGGAGCCGGTGCCACGTATCTCGAGACTCTTGGTGTTACCCTGGGCAAAATCAATACCAGTGTCCTGAACAGTCTCGTCGGTGCCATTAGCGACTGAGGCGTAGATGTCGCCGTCTATAATCTTGAAGCCGCCATGTTCCTCAGTATCGATTAAGGGTGCTGCCGATTCGTCCTCATGGACGACGTAAAACCTAAATTGCCAATCGGTTGGCGGGTTAGCGAGCCAGAGCGAGATGATGGCTCTCTGGCCATTGATGTGCGGACCACCTCTACAGGGGCCGGTGTAGCGGCTGACCCTTGAATCTGGGGTAGTGCCTGTCTGCATTTCAAGGCACATAAGCTGATTGGAATCTGAGCCTGACCCGGCGAGGTCCTGAGTCCAGCCATCCATCGTCTTCCACCATTCATCCATGCAGCGCTTATAGAGTGGGAGGACATCATAAGGGGCTCCCTGTAAGCCGTCGAGGTTTATCTCGTCGGCTCCGTTGCTCTCGTGGCGATATGCATGAGAATCTAAGTCAGCCTTAGTGGCGAAGTCGGGGTCATGTTTCTCGTTGCCATGCTCGGCTGGTGGCTGGGGCTGAGTATGTGTCTCAGTGGTGCGATGGGTCTCTACCAGGGAAGAGGCGACACCTTCCTCCTCGAAGTCGGGGTCATGATACTCGTTGCCATGGACCTCGGCTCCGCCGGGGCTGCCTTGGGGCCAGGCGGCGATGACGCAGGCGTCTTTGGGGTTGCCCCCGGGAATAGCCAGGATGACATAGTTGCCGACGACCAGGGATGATAATGGGATATTCTTGGCCACACTGATGTCGTCGAAGTAGGTCGTGAGGGAGCCGGCGAGCTGGACGCCGGCCTTATAGGTGCCGCTGTCGAAGTTTTTGAGGATGCCGACTTCAATCATTCTTCGGTGTAGAGCTGGTGAGGGATGACTTTAGAGGTGCGGGAGACGGCTTTGAGCTTTTTATCGTAGCGGTCGAGGCGTTCCTTGCCCCATGCCTTGAAGTTGATGGTGGCGTGTCGACCTGCGATGCTAGCCCTATCCACTGTATAGGCCGAGGCTGACATGGCTAAGTAGCCTGTCGCGCCGAGGACTATAATCTCCTCATGCTCCACCGGGATAGTTGTGGACCCGACGGCCAGAGTGTGCTTCTTAAGCCAGCGGACACGGGCGTCCTCTCCATCGCCTTCATCCTCCATATAAAGATGACCGGCCCAGTACTCAAACCGCTGCATATACTTCGGAGTCTGGCCGATGGGAAACTCCACGGACTTGACTTCGAGCAAGCCTGACAGGGAAGAGATATCGAGCTCGGTATCGCCGTCGGTGGTGGCGATATCGTCCTGCTGCTCAATGGGGGCGTGGAGGGAGTACTCCGCGACTACCCTATCGATGGCTCCGTCGACTTCATCGTCCGTCCAGCGGTAGTTCTGACTGTCGGTGTCCTGGAGGTCCTCACGGACCCGGGCTCTCATTTCGGTTAGATTCATGGTTTCACCTTGTTAGTAGCCAGTAGCCAGTAGTCAGGAGCCAGTAGCCAGCAGGTTCTGAATTCTGACTACTGACTCCTACTTTCCGTTAGTCTCTCACTCCTGTGAGCATGGCGGCCTTGACGATGGAAAAGTTGGCCAGGGATACATACCACTTGACCCTGGTTCGGGAAGCGTCCTTGGTCTCCAGGGACCCGAGACGCTCGACCTGAATCATCTCGGGACTGGAAAGGCCGCAGACGGCACCCTCTCCCATCTGGAAGGCGAAGATGGCGGAGCAGTCGCTGGACGTGCCGACGACGTAGTTGTCCTTGACCCAGTCGGAGATGGCGACGGGGATGCCGTTATAGTACTCAACGACCTGACCGAGCTTGCCCTCTCCGATGAGAAGGTTGGTACCGGCAGCCCAGGCTAAAGTCATGACCTTACGGCGGGACCGGCGGCTCATTAAGAGTAAGTCGGGCTTACCGCCCTTGACCAGGTCAATGAGCTGGTCGATCTTGCTCAAGGTAAGAGTAGCGCCATTGACAGCCATGCCAAGGTGGTTGCCGAGTCGGCAGGTCCAGACGGCAGTGCCGTCGGAGTTGGTCTCTCCCTCGGTGGTTTTCCAGGTGGGCTCTGAGGAGCCTGAGGTGCCGGCGGTAGTGCACTCGTAACGGAAGCCGTTCTCCTTGCCCGTCGTGGGGACGACGACGTCTCCCAGGGAGTAGGCAGTAGTGGCTTCCCAGGCTGTGCCCTTCATAGTCTTAAAAAGGCCGTCGGGCTGGTTGGCGTCCACACCTGAGTCGCCGTTCAAGAACGTGTTCTCGAACTCGTTCCTCAAGGCTTTGGCCTTCAACTCGATGACGGCGGCCTCGAGGTCCTGGATATTACTCCTGGTGGCCTTGAGGAAGTTATCGACATCGGCGTCTCCGCCCAGGACGCAGAGGCTGGCAGAGCACTGCTCGAAAGCCGGCTCGGAGGTCGTCCAGGTGCCGGTCACCGGCGCGTACCAGCCTACGGTGGGCAAAGTCTTCTCCCGGTTGTACTTCAGGCTATTGCCCACGATCTGAATGAAGGGCAGCTCCTGTAAGACAGGGCTGTCCTTGACGATGGTCTCGATGATTCCCTTAAGAAGGATATCGGTCGAGAGCTTACTTGCTTCTGCTAAAGATATGCTCATGTTTCCTCCTTTTCAAAATTAAAAATCAAAGATAAAAGACCAAAATGACAAAGCAAAATGAAAATTTGTTTAATTTTTACCCTGTATTTTTGCGCTTTTCATTCTTATCTTTGACTTCCTTGCTGGATTCCAGCGGCGATCTTCTCCCTGGAGGATAAGCCCTCGAGGGATATCTCGCCCCTGGGTGGTGCTCCCGCGGGGACCTTAGCCTCTTTAGCCTGGGCTTCGAGGCTGGCCTTGACGGCGTTGGCGATGCTGGTAGCCTTCGCCAGCGAAGCGTCTATCTCCTCAATGGTGTCGCCGGCGATGATGTCCTGGGGAATGGTGGGATTGGCAAGCCTGACGGCACAGAGGTATTTAGCCACGGCCTGGGCCTGAGCTTCCTTAACTGAGGCGAGCTCAGCGGCAGCCGCTTCGCTTGCCTGCTTCGCTTCGCTTAACGAGGCCTCCAGCTCGGCTTGCCGAGCACTCAT